TTGGCAATTTTTCTGACTTCGCGAGAAATAGCGGAACCAGTACCGGGTGCATAGTTAATAGCGCGTTGCAGGTTACGCTCGTTAATGTCAACTTTCACAGTCACATTGCTAGCCATGAGCCTTCTCCACTTCAACGGGCATATACCACGGCGTTGGACAGTTCTCTATCATGTACGGTGTAGGAGAACCTATCACGTTATACGTCCCCGTCCACGGCGCTGGTAGCTCCACGCTGCAACCTTCAAGCGAACCGCTAAACGTTTTCGGGAAGTGCAACGTATAAGCAACCATTACGCCTTCGGGCCGTGATGCTTCTAAATCCTCTGTCTCACCCGGAACGATTAACACGTTATTGACCGTCGTTTTTGTGGTCGTGATAATCGGGTTTCCAAAGCGATCTTTAGAATTGCTTGACGGAGTGAGCACATTAATTGTCGTGCCTTTAATCATCGCAATTGCTCCCATAACAACCGTTAACGGCTGGTTCGATAGAGCCAATGTAGCCAGACGTAATTCCCAGCAATTTCTTTTCAAGCTTGGTTAGATACATGTCCCCGCTTGGATTGCTGTACGTCCACTGTTGCGTGTAAGAACCTGCCGTCATACTTGCATTCGAAACGCCGAAAGTATCAGCCTGTGTTGCACTCATGCAGCGGATAACCATAGAGCAGCAAACCGTTTTCAACAACGCCGCTTGTTTCTCGTCTTGCGCGTCCACCGTTACCAGTGAGCTAAGCATTGCGCTAGCATCGTCAATCAGAACGCTTGCGCGTGATTCCTCAACAGTGGACAAGTCGCGCCAACGCGCTTCGATATCGGACACTAACGCAAATGCCATCATTACCCCTTAGTTTTTACGGTGCGCTTTCTTGTTGTTGCGCGTTTCTTCGGCTTTTCCTTAATTTCGAGTTTTGGCGTGAAACCGTTAGACGTTAGATGTTTAATCGCTTCATCCGTGAACGCTTCGACTTCGCCGCCAGTAATAGGATTTACGAGAATCATGATTAAGCCGTCGTTCCAGTCGTGCCGGTTGCGGTGCCAGTGAGTTTGACGAATGCGTTGGAATCGCTGACAACAAAACCAAGTTCGGCTTCAACGCGTACAGCGAACATGTTGCGCTGCCAAAGGTTAATCTGGTTCGAACCGTCGTTAACGGTAGCTTCCTCGGAAATCGAAATATTGATGCCTTCAACGATTCCCCAATATGCCTTAGACCAATCGCCAGCAAAGCCCAGAACGTCGTTAACGGTACCCTGCTTGTAAGCGCGGCGGGTGCGGTAAACAGGTGCGCCAAGGATCGAGCCAATTGCGCCATCGTTAGCAGACGGGATGAAAATCGGACGGCCCGTGGTATCAGCAGCGCCATAAAGAACAGCATCAGCCTTGGGAGAGAACGCCCATCCCGTAAGTTCTGCATCAGCAGCGGCAACGGTGGACAGAGCCGTAACGAGATTGCCGTAAACGGTCTTGCTGCCGGTCGTGTCCTGAATGTTAACAGCAGAGGAATTAGCGAGAACGTCAAAACCGCTACCCGGAGTAGTGCCAGTAAACACGGTTTCGTCAAACTTCTTGCCGATGCTAGACGGCAGACGGCGTGCCAGCTCGTCATAAACACGCGGCAAATCACGCTTGAACTCGTTAGAGAACAGCTCAATAACAGCAAGCTTGTAAGGTGTCATGGATTTAGAATTAATCGATGCTTCGCTAACGGGCTTCTCTGCCGTTTCAGCCGTCCAATCAGCCGCCGCGTCACTCGCGATAACGGGAATAGTGATACCGCTGCCGGGAAGCGCAATCTGCTGTGCAAGCTGCATGACGGCGGATTCTTCGATTGCCTGCGCGAAAATCTGGTCGCTAAGCTGCTTCGGGAGCAACGAACCACGGTTAATGTCGATAGAATCAGTGGGATAAGCCATTTGTTACATCTCCTTACTTAAAAAGGTTCTGCGCGAAGTCTGCAAAGACCTCGCTATTCGTTTTCGGTTGGTCATTTCCGCGGATAATCCGCTTGCCATTAAGAGCAGTTGGAGCAGAGCCAACATGCGTTTCATCCGCGTACTTTTTCGCAAAGTCGTTCATGGCCTGTTCATCAGAGCAGTAGAAAAGCAAGTCAAGCGGCACGCCTGTTTCTTTTGAAATACGGTGAGCAGCATCGGAACGTTCCTTTTCTGCCTTGAATTCGGCTAGTTCCTTTTCTGCCGCATCTGCGCGTGCTTTCTCTTTTTCCTGTTCGGTCATCTGAGATTGCTTTAACGCTTCTAGCTCCTTTTCTGCTGCTTGCGCCTTTTTCGCGTAGCGTTCCCACTTACGCGCTTCGGCTTTCCAATCGGTAACGTCCGTTTCCGTTTCGCCATGCGGCGATTCGTCCACTTCTTGCGCTTCGATTGCCTGTTCTTCTGTCATGACAACCCCTTTCCGCGCTATGCAGCGCAATAAAAAAGCCGCTATGCAGCGGCATTGATGCACCACGCGATACCTCTATGCAGAAACAAACGCGTGATGTTCGCCCGTTTTCGGGCATTAAAAAACCGCCCATTAGGACGGCAGAAAAACAGCCGTTAAGCTGTAAATCCCTGGTTAATCAACATATTCAATACGCCGCATTAAGTGACCGCAACTAACGCGGGAATCAACGTATACGGGTATTCCCTCGTTCTTGCATTGTTCGCAAAAATACAAATCCTCTGACAGAATTCCACGGTTATCGTCTGGATAATTAACCCAATCAAACCACGGATAGCGCAACATATCGAAAATATACGTTTTGATAAGCACGCAACCCATACCACCGCCGTGGATTTGCGTCAAATGTTCGCCGCTCTCGCGCAATTCTCGCAATTCGTCCACCATTAGTTGGCTTTCAGATGGATAGTTAAAGTACGGCACGCCGTTTTGGTTTAAAAGCTTGCACGCACACGTTCTATCGGTCGTTTCGTTCGATTTGGAATTGCGGTGCATGTAAAAGCCCATTACAACATCAACGTCATGCGATATCAGGTTTAGCAACGCGTCACGTTTAGGTGTCACATCGCTGTCAATCATCATCACATAGTCGGCGTTCAATTCTTGCGCTTTAACTGCGATATTGTTACGAGCTGATGCCGTATCGTAACCGCGCACGAACTCAAACAGGCATTCATGTTCGCCCTTGTCCATATCGTAAACAGCTTTGAACGTATCAGGCGTGATGTTTTCAAACGTAGGAATTGCAATTAACACCCTAGCCATGATGCAGCTCCATGATCTCTTTCCACGGCTTATCTTTGTAAAGCTTCAAATACTCGCGACGCGGCAAGTTCGGGTTAGTCTGCCAATCCATATAGCCAACGTAGTGGACGATTGCGGGATTGTCGGTATACCCGCAAGCGCGGTTTTCGTTGTACCGCATCGGTAATTCGCCAATCCTGTGAAACATCGTGCCGTAATAATTAAGCGCGTCTTGCTCCACGCAATTAGCCTTTACCGTGTTGATAAAGCTAACCAAATGTTGTTGCGCGTTGTCCTCGCGCATCTGCTCCAAATTGAACACGCAAACGCCAACGTTATAGTAAGAATCAGCTTTATACGGGTTATAGCCGCTTAACAATTCAGGTGCCGCCGCGAACCACAAGCCATCAAGATTTGCGCTAAATAGCGCGTCCACGTCATCAACGCAAACCGTATCAGCGTCAAGCTGTACGATTACGTCAACGTCGGGAAACAACTCAGCGTAGCAAATGCGAACGAGCGCCATCCGCGTGAAATGCGTGTTAGCGTTAACGCCGTCATCAGGGAAAACCTTTTTGGCGTATTCGCTAACGTTTACCGTTTCGATGATATCCGGCAACTCATACGGAAACACGTCATCTTCGATAAGGAAATAAACCTTGTCCACCGATGAATTGGCTACAAGGGATTTCGCCGCCCAAACCATCTGTTCGTACAAATTGCGCGTTCCAGAATAAACAGCGTATTTCATTTATGACACCCCGTATTTGTAGCGCATAAGTATTAAATCCTCGTTGTAGACCGTCCACGGTTTATCGATTTCGCCTGCTTCGAATTTGGCTTTATGTTCCTCTTTGGCCTTTTGAATCCTTGCTGCTAACTCGTCTGGATAAGGCTCAATTCCTCTAGAGTTTGCAAGACGCGTGTTTTCAGCTTCATAGTATTTGTGCTTGTACTCTGAGAAGTTGTCATATCCTTTTATATCTTCGGGTGACGCATGGTAAACGGCTTTACACCTGCAATCGCTGTGGTAATGGTCTGGATCTAAAGCGCCTGCTGATTCTTTCGATTTGTACCAAGCGCCGTTTGACGCAAGCATGATGCACCATGCGCAAGCATTACCAACGGGGACGCGTGACCATTTTCCAGGTACAAGACCGCGTTGGTAATCGCGCCAAAGGTTCGAACTCCCCGTTTTACGAATACTGTTATTAATCTCGTTTTGCAAAAACACATCGAACGCCGATTTAAGCAAAGTAGGAGATTCAGCATCAGCGGCAAACGTGCTTGCGCGAGATTCGAGCGTATCAAAGCTTGTCAAATCAAGTTCCGCTGGTTCAAGGTCGAAACCGGCAAGTTCGCTGCAAAGGTCATACCATTGAGCGCCCAATTCAGCGCCATAATACGAATACTTTTGGGCTATCTCTATAGCGATTTGTATTACCTCTTCACGGGATATCCCATCGTAAATGTATTCTGCAAACTCGTTCAGCGCCGATTGCTCTAACTGATTTACAACGTTATCAAACGATTGGATCTGCTCGTAATTAGGCGCTGCCATTTGTTACCTGCTGCTCTTTTACCCGCTGCGATTCGAGAACGCTTGCAAGCGAGAACGATGCCGCGCTACGCGCAATCTCGTTTTCCGCTTTTCGCCGCATGTCCTCTGCAAACCCGATTTGCTCAAAGAAAACATCCGTACCAGCAAAGCCGGGGACAACGGATGCGATTTTAACCATTGCGTCTGTCTGGGAAACAACGCTAGGCATAGCAGGATTGCGGAAATTGGGCATAAAGTCTGTATACCGCTGTTCCAGCTCGTCAAGCGGCACATCCAATTCACCCGCAACAGCCATTAGAGCAAGCGTTTTAAGCGATTCCCTTGCGCCATCGTTGAAATCTTCGCATTCGATAATCAAAGGTTCGCTAGCTGCATAAATCGCTTCGGCTGATGCAGGCTGATCGTGGATAACACCAAGCGTGCTAATCGGTACGTTCGTCTCACCGCTGAAACGAGCAGCAAGCGCACGCATATAGTCCGTGTGTGGCTGCATCGAACCTTGCGATAGTTGCCCGAATTGCGGAATATTGCCGTCCTCGTCACGACCAACGGCAAAAATATTGCCAATGTACGCTTCCCATTTCGTCTTGTTCTCGAACGCGTTTTTGTCAGCGCCTAGAAGGTATTTTTGCGGGCTAGTGAAGAATTCCGCGCTAATCTCAGTTCGCAACGCTTCGCGTACCGCGCTATCGGTAATCGACATGACGGCACGGTTGATTCGAGATTGTCCGAAAGGCTTGTTAAACGTCGGGCGATACGAGAACGATTCCATTGTTGGACGGCCCATGCGGTAAGGTTGTGCTTCCCAATCCCATACGCCGCCGAAAGAACGCCAAACGTGGACGGCTGCATTATCGGTATACATCGTGATTTCGCACGGCTTGCCGTTGTCGAAATCGTCAATAACCATGCCGTAAGCTATGCGGCCTTCGGAATCGTCCCATCTAGCCGCCGCCTGTTCTGCGCTGTAAAAGTCAATCTTGCTCTTTCCGCTATCGTCAAGCGTCACGGTAGCGAAAGAACACGAATGAATGAGCGTTGATTGCACTGTTTGACGGTATTTCACGCGCAGCCTGCTACGTTCGTCCACCCTGTTTAGGATTTCTTGGGTTTCGGAATCGTTAGCGGTGAAACCATCGAAACGGCAGCGCACAGCCATTGCGTCAACTGATTTTTGGGGCCATCCAACAATCGTTTCAACGTTCAAAAGCTGTGGCGGGATGCTGATACCGAAATCTTTAAGAACGTTCTTGCCGTTGTAATAGCGCATCTTCAAGCGGTTTCGCATGACCTTAGCAGACCAAAGCGTTAGCAAGTCTGCCAGCATGTCGGCCCATTCGCTAGGGAAGTCGTTACCAATTATCGGCGCTTCTACAATTTGCGTTGGCATTCTATCAAGCTTTTGCCACACGGTTTCAGGCTGTTTTAGGTCGTTCACGACACGTCCACCCTCCCCGTTAGGATATTCACGCGGATTCATTTACAACACAACCGCCTTTCGTCCCGGTTTGCGCTTTGTTGTCATCGCGCACCAATAAGCAAGTGCGCAAGCTTCAATCAATGTCGAATCTGCTTCATCGGTTGACTGGAAACCCCAACCGCCTGCCGTGCCGATGCGCCTTTTCTTGGTCTTTGTAGCTGAGTTATCCAATCCAGGTTGCCCGTAATGCGTGATTTGGCGTTCCTTAACAGCGTTTGCCAACGATGAACAAGCAGAAACAACATCTCCTGTTCGCGGCCTTACAATCACTTTCGAATGAATGCCAGCAGCAATTAAGCGTTCGTTAAGCGTTTGCGCGTTTGATTGACCATCAATCACGATTTGCGCCGCGCTATCGGCTTTCGGCGCGAGAACGTCCACGAACCATCCGATGCCCTCAGACAAAGAACGCGATTCAACAACGTAGATAAACGGCTTTCCGTTGTTCGGCTTATGACACGCCGCCAAAACCCCCGTTGATCCATCGGGCGAAAACTTGACGGCATACACGACAAGCCCCGATTTTTCAGGGTCGGTTATCCTGCACGCGTTCCAATCATCGGTGCGAATGACGTTAAACGTGTTCGCAATCTCAGGCCACCAACCTAAATGTTCACGTGCAAACGTATCCTGGTTCATCTTGCGAGAATCAGCCAACAAAGCAGCTTCTAGCAGTTGATAGCCTAACGACGGGTTAAATTCGTACCATCTTTCAACGTCTGCAACATCCCCAATCTCACTTGCCGCCCATTCATGGATGCAAGCACCAACATACGGGTCATTGTGAAGCGATGCGCGGATAGATGCGAATTTCTCACCTTTAAAAACGCTCGTCGGCTTCGGCACGGTTCCCGCCATGATGAATTGCGGTGATCCAGTTGGAGCCGCACTGTTAAGCGGTGATAGTGCCGCGTCCTGTTCGTCTGTGTAGCTTTGCGCTTCGTCCACCACTACCAAATCGAACGTGCCGCCACGCCCAACATCATCATTGTTGCCGCGTGTCCTGAACTCAATGTGTGCGCCATTCTTCAAGTCTAGAACCATCTGGTTTGAACTCGTCGTGTAACGCTTTACAAGCGCGTTCAATTCGGGATACTTAGCGTGCGGGTCGTTCTTGCGTTCGCCGAATTTCGCACGCAACCTGTTAAAGCCAATCAGCGCGGTTTGATACTCATGCGCCGTGTGCAATATCCATTCTCCACGGTGGACAAGCCCCCACGTTTCACGCGGTTCGATAATCCCCGTCTTGCCGTTTTGCCGTGGAACCGGGACAACGCACAAGCTGTTTAACAGTTTCCCTTTATCATCAAGCGCCAACCAGTCATTGAGTATCATCTGTTGCCACGGGAACGGCGCGAGACCGTAAGCGTTCGCCATAGCAACGGCAAACGGGCCTTCGGTTCTCGTATAACTCCCACACCATGAATACGTCGGCGTTTGGTTGCCTGTTTTACGCATTCTCTAACGCTGCTTCGGCTTCGCGCATGATCTGCGCATAAGGCGTATCGTTTTCGGATTCTTCGATTTGCTCTAAAGCCTTCAATCTATCAATGGCTTCGAACATGCCGCTAATCAACGGTTTTATATCGCGTCCCGATTCGGTCACGTCTATGACTTGCGTGTACTTTCGCACCGCTTGCCGCGTAACTTCAAGTTCGCCGCCGCTCGTCCACGCCTGTTCTAGCGATGCGTAATCTTTTCTAACGCGTGATTTTGTACGTGGCACAATGGCACCCCTTTTGATGTGGAATACTAAAAATGATGTGTAGGCGCT